CAGCCCACACACCTTCTTTGATAATGTGTCTGTTGATACTATCAATATACGTTGTGATATTCTCTCGTATCACATCACATATATCAAAACACTCAGTCACGTTCTTCGCGTATCTCACTAAGTGATACAGCTCGTCTTTTAGAACGATTATGTCTAATTCCATCTTTTTTATCGTCATGCACCGTAGTGCCCCACTTCAAAACATTTTTTAAACCAGATGCTTTTATTTCTACGTTTACGCCATATGGTTTCCATGCTTTTTTCATCAAATTTAATTCCAACAAAAAGCTAGACCATTGTTTTTGTGAGATACCTTTTGGTGTTAATGTTATTGTTTTATCTTTCATACCTAGAATATAGGATATTTTAGGATAATGTCAAGTTATTGTTTTCTTCCTTGACGGTTGTAAGGTTTATACGATCGTTTTTTGTGTTTATTTAATGACTTTGAGTGACGTCTAGGACGTTTACGTGGTTTTGGTCTCGGTACAAAGTTTGTAAACTTACGTTTTGCCATCGCCAAAGAAATGTTTTACAGCTGACATTGGTGTTTTAGGTGTAATTGTAGGTAAATATGTTATGTGTCCGTTTATGTGCTGCTGGAGATCAGCGCCACAACTTATACATCTATAATATTCTTTTGATAGTCCAACAAGTATTGTCATTTCATGACACGTAGGACATTTGCCATTTACTATTTCAGCCTGTAATTTTATATAATCGTCAAACATTAATTTAGTATAAGCTTTTTTATACTTTTTTCACCCATATAAATTTCAGTCTCTGCTTTGCTTTTTATGCATTTGTATGTGACGTTGGGTGTGTACTGTCTTTCCGCGTGGCGCTTCCCGCGAAGGCAATCAGCCATCGACTTTTGTATACGGTGTTCCTTGATCTCTGCTCCTACAAACATTATTAGTGCTACTACTGTTTCTATCATTGTCCGTTACCGTTTGTGTATTTCATCTCTCTGTTTGAGTCTTTTAATTTTTCAATGTCTGCTAAAACTTTATCCATTTGTTTTGTTAAAAATTCTATGTTGACTTTGTTCAACGCCATAGATTCTATATGTGCGTTAAGCTTATCCGTAGTTTTATAAAGATCTTCGATCATCATAAATTGCTCTGAGTCCGCGGGAAGTGATCCGAGTTGGCCCCGTGGCCATTTTATTCTAAACTCTGTATTCTCCACTAAATCTTTCTCCATCAATTCTATCTTTGTTGAATGTGCATTTAGTGTTTCATGCAGTCCAAAGTATGCCCAGGTCCCAATAGCCACCAGCGCGATCAATGATGCAACCGTCTTCATCGGCATTTGTACAGCTGCTGACTCAGATATTGTTAAAGGTTTCTTACTCATTTGGTTTTGGTTTAGGCAGTATATAACCTTCTGGCGGCATTTTCAACGTACTGTTATTGTTGTCTAAAGTCTTAGATTCTGGGTTTTCTTTGATATAATCTTCTTTTAGTTCATCCCATAAACTGCCTGTTGGCATGTCCTCTGTTTCAACAGCTTGTGGCACCACACCTCTACATTTTGATACTAACAGTGCAAAGTTTTCATTTTGTGCAAGACTAGGGTTTCTATTTACTTTGCTGCACATTTTCATCAACTCGAGTTGTTGTTTTAACTGCATGTTTTCTTTTGCAGTTTTACAGTCTGTGCCAAGGTATTTTCTATATGTAAGTCTTATGCTATTGTCGTCTCTATTACTCCAGGAATTATCGTAAGGTCTATACTCTGAATCTCTTTGTTCTACAGAAACATCTATCTCACCACATCTATCACTATTATTTAAATATTCGTTTCTAGGATATGCAGGGTCAGCAAAGAAAGCTAGTAAACATAAGAGAGTAATTACTATCGCTGTAAATTTGTAATTCATCAGGGCGCTCTCCATAGTACATAAAATCCTAATAGTTTATTTCTCTGTTGAGATCTTTGATATCATATTCCATCTGTCTAACTTTATCAGCTAGAACTTCGTATAAATTTTCAGCCATCTCCCATGTGCCTTCAGCTCTTTCTAATTTTGCAATAACAGTGTTAACATTATCTGTAAGCACTTGCATATCTCTGTTAATATTTTCTATGCTCATGGTCTGTAGTTTTTCTATTTCTGCCTGGTTAGCGTTGATAGTATCTGTTAAATTAACGATGTATTTTACACCTGTGAATGTTCCAACTAGCACAGAGGCTACAACAGGAACCATTACTATGTTTTTCTTTAACAGATCTACTAAATTCATTACTGTGCTTTTGGTGTAAACAAAGATTTAATTTTTTTATAAACCCAAATAACAACAGCTTTAATTTTATTGTATATCCAAGTTAAAACTTTTTTTATTTTATTCATCATTTTTTTTCTCCTCTATCTCGTAAAAGAAATTATCAGTGTCTTCTGTTCGCCACTGTTGTGTATCTTCCACGTTCCAGTAGTTAGTTTGTACCTTCCAATCAGGTATCTGGTCTTTTACCGTAAACGACGGTATATCCCATATTAATCTGTTGTTAGGTTGTGCTGCGTAGTTGCCATCATTTAATGCAAGTACGTGAGCGCACTTATGTTCGTGCGGGATCTCAGAATGATCAGTATCTAGTATATTAGGCTCTGGATGTGCAAAGTCAACAGTAAATAAATATTTACCCCAATGCCATTTCTTATCTTTACCAATATATTTTCCAGATTGTGCTTCTAAAATATCCCAACTAGTAATAGCAGGATAATAACTAAAAGAGTTCCAGAGCTGAAGCTCATCAAGTCTTCTCCTTGGGACGTCAGTGACTTTGAATCCACGTTGAATAAACGCCGTAATAGGGAGTCTGTAAAAGATTGCACCATTTTCCATGATTGCATGAAATAATAAAGCACGCCCAGTAATACATGTAACACCGAAGATAATACAGTCTTCGACTTCTCCATGATGTTTTTTAAGATCATATAAATACTCTCTTCTGATTTGTGCATACTCTACAGGTATGTTTCCATTTAAATAAGCCATAATTTATCCTCATTTAATTGTACCCCAATTTGGACCAGAATCATAGTCTACTTTGTTAGGCACTTTTAATTTAATAGCATTTTCCATGATGTTTTTTATTTTTTTAGCTTCGTCTTCTGTCTTTATTGAAAAACAAAGTTCATCATGTATTTGTATGTGTGGAACAATACCTGCTTCAAATAATAAGACCATTGCTTTTTTTGTCATATCAGCAGCTGATCCTTGTATTAATCTATTCAAAGCTTTGTATGTAAATGCTGGCCTGTAGTAGTCCTCAAAATTTTTACAATTAGGATCATTTACTTCTTGGTTTCTCACTTTGTTTGCAAGATATCTATTTTCTGCTTCTTCTCTTTTTAATATAGGCACCGAAGACCTCACTATTTGTTTTTTACCTTCTACTTCTTTGTATTCGCTAATTTCAAACACACCTTTTTCAGCGTTCCATTCTTTGTTTACAGGTTCCCATCTGTCAAACCTACAGAACCTATCTTCTAACGTAAAAATATTTTTATTTTTTTCTGCAAAATCTTGAAGACCATTTGATAACTTTCTTACAAAAGGCACTTTTGTATGATACTGATTAAATAATTCTTTTGCTTCGTCATCTTCTAACTCTAGAGATCTTGCTAATTTTGTTTTACCCATGCCATAAAAAAGGCCTAAATTAATGGTTTTTGCTTGTTTTCTTGTTATTTTAGCCATCCTTGCAACTATCTCATGAAAGTCTGTGTTTGAATTTTTATTATACTCATCTGCCATATCGTCCGCTCCATGTAGACCATTTTTTAAAGCATAATGTACGACAAGTCTTGGCTCTTGCTGTGAGTAGTCAAATGATGCCCACTTGTGATCTTCTTCTGGAAGAAATAGACCTCTTATTTTATTGCCTTGGTCACTTCTTGATGGAATTTGTTGTAGGTTTGGATTAGACATGGAGAATCTTCCAGTGACCGTACCACCTTTTTCAGATCTTATTTGATTTATTTCTGCGTGAATTCTACCTTTATGAACAAATTTTAAAATACCGTGCACAAAAGTGTTAAATAGTTTATCAAGTTGTCTAGCTTTTGCAATCATTTTTAAATATTTATTGGGGTGTGATTCTAAATAAGACTTTGTTATACTAACTCGCCCCGTTTTCGGTGTTACTTTGTAATCAGTAATTTTTTGTTGCTCTAGTAAAGGTTGGATTGAATCTGCAGCCCATATGTCTACACTTATTTTTGTTTCTTTGTTTATAATTTCAACTATTTTTGCTTGTTCTTTTTTTAATTCTTCTCCTAATAGTTTTGCTTTTTCTTCATCAACTCTTACACCTTTAAATCTCATCTCTACAAGACAAGGAAACAGTCTAGTTTCTAAATCAAAAATGTTTTCTAAAGTTTTTTTGTTTTTTGATTTTGTATTTACTGGAGTTTTAATTATTTTTTCAAACTTTTTCCATAATTGAAGTGTGAGGTTTACATCTTGCTCTGCATAATCTTTAACTAAATCATATGGTAGTAGGTGCATGTTAGACATAGGATCTGACACTCCGTGTTCTTCTAAAGCTCTATCAGTTAGATCACCTTTGTATTTAGATTCACCAAGATAATCTTTTGCTAGAGAATCTAAGCTGTAACGTAATCTGTTTTCATCTATGATGGATGCAGCGATCATAGTATCATACACAGGACCTTTTAACATCATTCCTGTAACAGATCTTATCCAACATACATCGTACATTGCATTGTGAAATACTTTTGTAACTTTGTTATTTTGAAAAATTTTTCTATTTAAACTTCTCCACACAAGACTAGGAGCAAGATTAGATGCGGAACCTTTGTGTGCTATTGGAAAATAAAATTTCTTATCTCCGTATGCCAAAGCGATACCACACACTTTACCTTTGCCAACTATGGCCCCTGATCCGTGGGTCTTGAGGTCTGGATCGTGTGTCTCTAAGTCAACAGCAACAACTTCACCGTCTTCTATCTTCACCTCTGACAACTCTGGTGCTATCATTTTTTATCTTTTAATTTTTTTATTTCCAACTCGCAATAATGTATAATCTTTTCTAGGTCTTGTACACCATTTTTCAACCTGTACCTGCAGACGTATTTTATTACGTTGCCTTGAAAGAACGAAAGATCATTTTTTGATATAAATTCATACGGCTGTATTTTCATATTTTTATAATGTGATCCACCGATTTGTCTGTTCTGTGGAAACGCTTCTTTGAATATATCTTTATGCGTCATATGCCCTCCTGTGTAATGTTATATTTGTTCTACTTTTTATA